TCGTTTTGTTTAGTTTACTCAGTCCTCTTCAGCGAGACGAGCGAAGTAGCTAAGAGCATCATCTTCATCCTCATCTGCATTAGCGGCGACTGAAACCTTAGGCAGGGCAGGTTCACGGGGAGAAGGTAGTGGGAGAGGCACGAACTCTTCGTCCTCTTCCACATCCATCACACGAGTCACCTGAGCAGCACGAGCAGCAGCGGGGGTTTGAGTGATACCAAGCACCAGATTCAAACGTTCTTCAAGTTCTTCATAGGACTTGAAGTTATCAGGAGACATAAACGCTTGTAACGAATATGTTTGACTCCAGATCTTTTCAAGTTGAGAATCATCTGCAGCAAGAGCAGAAGGAGCAGCAAACTCGGACTTGTCGTAGTTCCAATAACCAGCAACGTTGGTGATCTTCAGTTTGAAGTTGGCACCTTCCCACAGGTGAAAAGGATTTACAGGAATTTCGTCTTCAAACTCAGGTTGCATGGCGGCAGTAATCTTGTCAAAGATTTTCTTACCGAACTTATACAAAAACACCTTACCTTCATTCTGGGGGTTTGCTTTATCGCTCACCACATAGATGTTGGCATGGTAAGATAGCTTGCGCTTCTGCTTACGAGCAATTTCTTTATCAGCATCACGACCGCTGTTCCACAGTTTACGGTTGACTTCACCGACAGGATCTTTCTGACCAAGAGTAGTCAGAGAGTTCTCAATGTACCAACCACCATCACCTTGAAATGCGTGAGAATATAGTTTAACAAACGGAATGTCCTCCCCATCGGGAGCGGGGAGAAAACGAATAACAGCGAACCCATTACCAGCGGCGTCAACGCTAGGTTTCCAGAAACGCTCATCAGCACTGGAAGTAGAATTTGCTTTCTCAAGTTCTTTTGTCAAAGAAGCAAAGGAGTTTTGAGATTTACGCTTAAGATCAGCGAAAGACATAGGATTACCTCGGATTTTTTTAGATTTGGTTTGTGTGACACCTCATCACTTAAACATAATAACACAGGCAGAGATTGGTGTCAACCCTCTGCCTCGATTTTTTTTTCAAACTCGTCCAGCTTAGCAAGCATCTCACGCATCGTGGAGAGCACGTCAGCGGTCTCCCACTGTCCGTAGAGAATCTTGGCACCCTGCTCAATCTGTTCGCACATCTCAATCGCCTTGGGGTCATCTAAGAGCTTTAGGCGGGTGTAGAAGATCTGCTGCTTCTCCACCAGTGCCCGAACAGTATGAATATACTTTAATTGATCTTCCTGTGAATTATTAAATGGATTAGCAAGAGTCATTTTCATTGCTTCCATTTGAAGACGCTCCATTTCTTTTACTTCTTCACGAACAATATCAGAATCAAAAAAGTCAGTCATACTAGTAATAGTTTGGCACGAGATGTTTTTTTAATGAAGTTTAGTTGTTGAGCTTCGTGTTTTAGTTTTTCTTTCAACGGTTTTGAAATCAACTTGGGAACAGTTTCTAGTTCGATATCGTTGATGTCACAGTAATGAATGATAGCATCAATATAACCCATAGAATCACTGTTTACAAGTGTCTCAACTTCCGAAGAAAATTTTGTAACAGTCATAAATTTATCCTCAAAAATATTATCCTCCATAAATTTCCTGGTAGAGTGAGCGTAGTTCTATAAAGCGTTCGAGAAAATATTTCTCTGGTTTTTTGATGACAACTTGGGTGTCGCCATCTTCACATGCAACGATAGTGACAAGTTGTTTTGTGCGTGTCTTATACATTTCATAAAACATGCAACCATATACAGTTTCTTGAATGTAATAATCTTTCATCCATTCTTCTTTCTTTGCTTCTTTAGAAGTTTTGAAATCAATAATAGATGGAACACCGTCAAACTCACCAATACAGTCAACTCGCCCAGCCACTTCCAAATGGTCAGAATATAATGTTGCTTCCTGTAAATAGACCTGTGTGATTCTATTCAAAGTTGAAACAGCATTTTTAAACATCATAAGGGGAAGAGGGTTCCCTTTGAAGTTACTCTCATTATAGCAGTTATTAAGGAAATCTTCAACCATCTTGTGAAAGTTTGTGCCACGAGTAGCAGCACGAGTTGAAATTGCCTGTGCCTTATCATAACCGACACGCTGCCTCCATTCGCTCAAAGTTTTTTTCTTCTTCGGGCACACCCCAAGAACAGTTGTAATAGATGGATACTTACCACCAGAAGGTACAGAATAAACTCTGCGATCATCTACCATGATTGGTTCCAACTCAATGGGGGCGAATAACGAAGAATGAATAAACATTTAGAATCCTAAATTAATTTTACTAATTAGATAAGAACGAACAAAACCAGAGCGAACAATATCTTGCACACCAAACTCAATCAATTCAAATTCTTCCATTGTTGAGATAATCTTTTGAAAATCTAAAATACCGTTGCGTTCATTGATACGTACAAGATCTGTTTGTTGAACGTCACCGCAGAACATGATTTTACAATCTTGACCAACACGAGTGATGATCGAATCAAGTTCATGGAAATTAAGATTTTGCATTTCATCCACAAGAATGATGCAGTTGTCCATTGTAGTACCACGAAGGAACGACGTAGACCAGAAACTGATAGTTCCTTGCGTCTTAAGACGACCATAGAGAAGTTCAAACTCTTCTTCAGTAGGAAGTTCAAACATATACTTTACCATATTCTTATATGGAATCTGATAAAGCGATGACTTGTCTTCATGATCACCAGGAAGAAAACCAATCTCACGAGTTGCTACGAGTGAGCGAACAATATAAACCTTTTCGTATGGAGTGTTCTCATTCAAAACATCTTTCAGTGCTAAGTAAAGTGCAACGAATGTTTTACCTGTACCAGCAGCACCATAAGCAAATAAATGCTTATCATTTTCCCATGCCTCAAACATTTTAGTTTGAGATTCTGTTAATGGTTCAATATCTTTAGCGAAAGTATCATTATTGATTGGTTTCTTTCGCTTTATTTGCTTAATGCTTATTCCATTTGGAATAACTTGCTTTGATTTACGATTTCTTACAGGCATAATTAGAGACGATTAATATTAGAACCAGGGGTATCAGCAGCACGATTGATAATATGTTTCCAATCGCTTGAAGTTTTATTTTGCCAGTTTCCTACTTCAGAAACTGCGTGTAAAATGGTAGGCATTTGCGTGATGTGTGGGTTTTTGGCAAGGTAGGGCTTCCTATCCGCCATAGACATCCATTTCTCAAACTCTTCACCTGTGTTATTATCTTTGAATCTGTAAGTTGGCATCTTCAATAAACCATGATGGAATTGTTGCTGGAGATTTCCATTTTGCAAAAGAAATTTTGTCTCCAATATAATAATTACGGTACGACTGAATTGAATCTTCAGGTACTTTGTATTTATCTGGCATCGCTGGGGGTGGATCAATCCACCCAGCGTTAGAAATGTTGAATGGTGGCACCCAAAGATAACTGATTAAACTTTCTGTGCTGTGATAGTTTTTGTAGCGTCGTGTATATTCTATACAACAATGCTGAAACAAGTCAAACAACCAACGATAGTGTGACGTAGATTGTCTTGTCCACAATGCCGATGGGTGATTTATGTGACATGCTTTATACAAAACATTCTCTCTGGGATTAGGTAACATATATCGTTGTACGATTTTACCTTTAGGAGATTTTTCCTTATAAGGAATGCCGTCAAGCACACGATGAGCAGTGGAAAGAAGTTGAGCATACTCAACAATCATTTTTACTACATGCTTATCACAATGCTCGGCGGCACAAGTTCTTGGATCGTAACTAAGATAGAAGATATTCATAAGATATTCATAAATTTATGTTCTCTACTACCATTATATCACCATTCCAGTGCTTCCGCAACCGTTGAAAACTGTTGCTTAAAAATTTTTTTACATGCTTCGGCGATTTGCATGTGCTCTTTTTGGGTGCCGTGGGCAGAGCGCAAATCGATATAGTGTATCCACGACCTACATGAGCCAGTCATATAAATTTTGGTTGGAGTTGCTAAAGGCAACACAAACCTTGCACATTCCTTAGCAACTCCCTGAGTCAATAGAAAATTATATACATCTTGAGCATCACGAAACAAATCTTGTATCATTTTATTCATGGCAAATATTTTTTCTTCCTCAAGGTCATCAGTAGAATTTTGACGATTCTTTGTATCCTGACGACGCAACTCTGGAATTGGGATGTCTGCTGCTAAGAGATTAGTATCTGCATAGCGTTGTGAAAATTCTTGGAATGTAAACGAGCGGTGGCGTAAGATTTGAGCTGCGATGCCACGGTTGGTTTCAATCTCCAGTGTCATATGAGATTGCTCAAATACAGACCAATGATTATGCTTAATGCAATAACGCAATAACCCTGCATAGTTCTCGTTATCTTGATTACTAGGGTTAGACACTCTAGCAACATATGCCATTGTCTTTTCTGCATCTGGAGTTACGGAAACGAATTTAACCTTCATCATTCATCTCATCAAGAATTTTTTGTTGTGCTTTCAGGTCCATCATTTGTACAATAAAGAGAGGATTTTTTTCTAGTTTACGCAATCTTTTTACTGATTTTTTAATCTGTTGATATTTTTTCTTGTCTGCTTGTGATGCTGATGGGGGTGGTGGTGTCAAAGCATCATTGGCATAAAACAGATTGCGCTCCACATACTCAATTGGAGGTTCGTTGTTTTCAATTATTTCTTCGGTTGCATTAGTAACATCTACAGTGACTGTAGATGCATCTGGTTCAAATTGTTCATCCATAAATTACACCATTTGTAGTGTTAGGTTTACATTAATTATATCACCGTTGTTTTGTACATTATACGGTCCAGAAGGAAATTTCTCCGCCAAAATTAATGATCCGGCAGAATTAGTTACATAATAACCATAAACGTTTCCATTTGGTCCTGTAAACGTCCATGTCACAGTTGGATAAGTAAAACTAGATCCAGTAACACTTGCAGACCACGAAGATCCAGTAAGTGCTTTTGCAGAATAACCATTAGTCAAAGTAAGTTCAGTCAATTCAGTTTCTTTAGTTGTTTCAGTAACAGTAATATTGTTAGAAAACAAACGTAAAGTAAGTGTCTTTACTGTTGTATCTTTAGCTAGAAGATATGAAAGTGATTGTATTCTAGCAACAGTTGTGATAATCATTGTGATTTACCCTTTTTTATTTTTTTTGCTTGTGCCTCCCATAGGTTTGGATTGACACGACCTTCAGATTGTTTCCAACCTTTGATTCCATCACGATATTTATCCCAATAAAAATCAAATATATCCATTTGTTTATTTGAAATAATTAAATCATAACAGAATTCATCTTCGGATGATTGGTACTTTACAATATATGTATTATATGGTAATGTTCTATCTTGAGCTAATGCTGGATCACAATTTTGATGTAAAATTATGATGCTCAAGAGCGATTCCCCCACCGAATCTGAGGGAAAGTTTCTTCAATCAGAACACGAGAGATGCGATTATACTTGCTCTGCAGTTTCTTATCCTTAACCAGACACAAAACTTCTGCTTCATCTGGATGCATACTCTCAAGCATGGCAAGAAACATCTGCTCACGCTTGGACTGAGAGATATTATCTGCACCACCCTTCACAAAGTAAAACAATTTTTTACCTTCGTGCTCAAGTTTAATATTATCAGTTCCTTCTGGTGCTGGATTGGGCGTGTAAGGAACTTCACCTTCTGGTAACATCGACACTACACTTTCGTCATAATTCCAGATGAACAAGCTACGAAGTGTCTGACTATTGTTATCCAATAGAATTCTTTTCTTTTCTTCTTTTGTCTTCGCATTATTTGTTTTGCGAAGAATTTCCGAAATCAAAGGTCGGTATGTTTTGACTGCCATTTTATTTTACCTCAAAATGCGGTTTAGTATTGCGAAATACAAATTCTTCCATCAGTTTCGTGAGCTGATGTTGTTGAAAGTATTCCAGTGGAACTTTCTTCTCAGAATTATTTAGTGTCTTATAATAATTAACAATTTCAATTGAAAGAGATTCTGGAACTAGTTCCATATCAATCAGTTTCTTATTCCTCATATAATTTGTTTTTTCTTCAAAGGTTCTACAGAAATCCAATGGACCTTGATTAACCCATCGTTCTAAGTTTTTTTTACTTATAGGTTTCTGTCTTTTGTTTACCACAAATGTATCGTCGTCAGATAGGAAATTAGGTATACCATCTGACTTATCTCCTTTAATGATATGTTCTTGAAGATACTTTTTGGGGTTGTCGTGTTTGATTTCTTTCTTAAGAATAGGATTGTATTGTTTTACAAAAGGATACTTCTGTAATTGAATAAAATCTTTATCTCCCGAAAGAATCAAAACTTGATTGCCTTGATTACCTTCCTTCTCCAACTTAATGTTAAAATAGGCTTGGTAGATAGTAAGAGTACTGATAACATCATCTGCTTCAGCACCATATACTTCAACAACTTTGTATGGAAAATAAATTTTAATTTCGTCACGGATTTTATTCAACACTTCGAAGATTGCATTCCAATCTAAATTGGATGCCTCTCGATCTTTCTTTCTATTTTGTTTGTAGTATGGAAAAACTTCTTTGCGCCAGTAATGCTTGCTGTCATAAGCAAGAACAACCTCACCATACTCAGGAAAATATTGTTTTTCAAAAGAACGTAGCGCAGTGATAACCATGTGTCGTACAAGGTTTTCATTTAAAGTGTCTCCTTTCAATTGCATCATCAGATTACTAATCATAATCTGATTCATATCAATAAGAATCATTTAGTCCTCGTTGTCGTACTCATCAAGATCTTCAGAATTCTCAAAGCGAACCGCCACAATTTCGTCGGGAATTAGTTGACCATTCTCATCAAACATTTCTGGATGCATAGGAACAATCCTATTTTTGTTGAGGAATGCATAAATGATATCGTTTCCGAACCATCCAATCATTAAACCAATCATAAAAGATCCTACGATTCCTATTCCAGAAAAGAATAGGATGTATGGTGTTGCTGATTCCATTTTACTACTCCCTTGTTGGTTTGTCAACCTCCCAAGAAAACTCCAAATGTAAATTAAATGTTCTGCGTAGGAGGTTGAATGTTTTATTTAAATTTAATCCATGTTTAGGTTTGACCTTATCAACCCTCCTACGCAACATGAATTCTATACCTTTATTTATTTGTAATTCTTGCCCTTTTTTTTCTGCCTGGTTTTTTTGATTGCTCATAATCTTTAGCATCTTGAATAATCTGATTCAAATAGTTTCTAATCTTTCTGACTCTGGGTTTACCCATCCAACCATATGCTGCTTTTAAAATTTGTTCTCCGCTTCCTCCATTTAAATACATATCAAGTTCTTCAACTTGATTAACAAGAGCTCTACCAAGATTTGATTCTAAAAATGAAAGAACCTCTTTACGTTTTGCATTCTGAAATGTTAAATATTCATACAAATTTAATTGATACTTATCTTTAGTGAAAGCAATATCAATTGCACTATTTACAATATCATATATGATTTCGCTCATTATCCTCTATGTCATGTAGATTTTTTTGAACTTGATACTAATCCTTTGGCAACAAAAAGTTTGACGGCGGCGACAATATCACCAACTTCTTTACCATCAATCACAACAAACGGAAAAGAACTAACGTGTGGATACAACTCGCTAAAATTCTCAAGTGTCATATCTCTTTTCACCATGATCTCGGTGTATTCTGTTTTCGCTCTCTTAAACAATTCTCTAAGAATTTTGCAATGAGAACATCCAACCAATGTATATGCAGTGATTTCCATCAAATTCCTCGTTTTAGTATTGTAAATATTGGATGCTTTGATTCTAACACATCTGCCATGAATCTGCAAGCAACGTCTGGTACTGTATGGTCGCCACATGTAAAAATATCTACCGCAGCATAACCTTTTTCTGGCCAAGTATGAATACTGATATGACTCTCTGATAGCAAACAGACGGCAGTGATTCCCTGTGGCGTGAATTCGTATTTAACTTCTTGAATCAACGTTGCGTTAGCATGTTCTACTGCTTGCCTAAGGGAAGTGCTGATGAATTGTGAGTCGTTTAAAAGATCTGCATTACATTCACACAACTCGGCAATGTGATGCACACCAAGCACCTCCTTAACCATCAAAGTATCTCCAGTGTCGTTGAATATTTATTACAAAAAAGGGGGGTGTCAACCCCCTCCCTGCCAGTAAAGTTACTTGTTCGTGATATTAGACACATATAGTGGATACTTCATCTACCCGAGTACGAATAATTACTGGAGAATTTTTAATAAAAGTAAGATACTCATTTGATGAGTAACCAATAGCATGTTTATTATTGGTTGGAATCTTTGCTCTTATAACTTTTTCACAAAACTCATTATACAATGAGATCAAACGAGAAACATTAACCTCGGGATCTTTAACACTACCATTACCTTCAGTAAGTTTTGCTTGAGTTACATTTGAAAGAAATCCATGAGATCGATTTTCACGCTCATGGTAAATATATTTCATAAAGCGATCAAATGAGTTGATATCATTGTTGATATCGATATATTCAATTGAATTGGAGAATGCATTTAAGAAAAATACACCTGCATAAGTAGCATTTCCCCCAACTTCCTTTTCGCAGTTATTTTTTGTGAATGCTTCAAGATAAACTTCACAAAGATTTGCGGATAAAGATCTTGCCTTCGCAACATAAGAATGAGAAGAGACCGAAAATGTTGCTGCAGCATTAGTATCAGCAATACCAATACCAAATCGATCTAAAAAATTATATAAGGAAATTGCTTCTTTGTCTTGTGCATAATAAGCAGATTTAAACCGATCTTCTTGACTTTGACTGGTTCGGAAATTGCAATCAAAGTGATGATCTTCAGATTCAATCTTTACAATTTCATCATAAGATTCAGTTTCGTGATAGGTAATTTCAACAGGAACATATATTTCTGGGTTTCTATAAGCAGCATATGCCATTGTTGCTCTATGATTACCTTTTGTTAGAACTAATTTCTGATTTGGGCGAATAAATGCAGAAAGAACTCCAGATGCCTTGTAAGAAAATCCACTAAGTTTTGAAAGATTTTTAGTGCAATTTTTGTAATGAATTCTCTCAGATCGATTGTATTTTGGATCACTATAAAGTTCAGATACTTTCACGAGAGCAACAAAAGTATCTCCTGCTTTCGGTTTATACTTTCCAATTGCATCTTGAAATGGTAAAATGCCAAGTGGAAATCCATCCACAAATCCAAGTTTGGCATTTTCTTCTTTTTCAAGTTCTTCAACACGATTCTCGTATTGTTGAACAATGTTAATTAAAGTCATAGTTAACTCCTGGTTGTCATTAGGGGTTGCTAATAATAGCTACGAGATTTGTGATTCTCGTATGCGTACATTATAGGACAAAAAAAGGGAGGTGTCAACCCCCCCTTTATTCTTATTCAGTTTTGTAACAAAACTCAACCAATAGCAGGTGCGGTCAGAGCAACATGGGTTGCTTCGGCAGCAGCCAAGTCCAAAGGAAAATTATGTGCATTTCTTTCGTGCATCACCTCTAAACCGAGTCCAGCACGGTTAAGGATGTCTGCCCAGGTAGGGATGACGCGGTTGGAACTGTCAACGATTGACTGATTGAAATTAAATCCATTCAGATTAAACGCCATAGTAGATACGCCAAGAGCAGTGAACCAAATACCCACCACTGGCCATGCAGCAAGGAAAAAGTGCAGAGAACGACTATTATTAAAACTTGCATATTGAAAAATCAAACGACCGAAGTAACCATGAGCAGCTACAATGTTGTAGGTTTCTTCTTCTTGTCCGAACTTATATCCATAATTTTGGGATTCTGTTTCGGTTGTCTCACGAACGAGGGAAGAAGTAACCAAAGATCCATGCATAGCAGAGAACAAAGAACCACCAAATACACCAGCAACACCAAGCATGTGAAAGGGGTGCATGAGGATATTATGTTCCGCCTGAAAAACAAGCATGTAGTTAAATGTTCCGCTAATACCGAGCGGCATAGCATCAGAGAAGGAACCTTGTCCGAAGGGATAAACGAGGAAAACTGCAGAAGCAGCAGCAACGGGTGCGCTGTAGGCAACAAAAATCCAAGGACGCATACCAAGTCGGTAAGAAAGTTCCCATTCACGACCCATGTAAGCATAGATACCAATTAGGAAATGGAAGACGATCAGTTGAAATGGTCCACCATTATATAGCCACTCATCAAGAGAGGCAGCTTCCCAGATGGGATAGAAGTGAAGTCCAATAGCATTGGACGAAGGAACAACAGCACCAGAAATGATGTTGTTTCCATACATGAGTGAACCAGCAACAGGTTCACGAATGCCGTCGATATCAACGGGAGGAGCAGCAATGAAAGCGACGATGAAGCAAATTGTAGCGGCGAGAAGAGTTGGGATCATCAGGGTTCCGAACCACCCAATATAAAGACGATTATCAGTAGAAGTGATCCACTCGCAGAAGTTTTGCCAAACGTTACTTCCACTACGTTGTTGAGCGATAGTAGCAGTCATAGTTTTAAAATACGTTAAGTTGAAATGAAATGTTAAGGAATGTTTTGTTTCCTTAACATTTATTTATGATAACACGGTTTTCCGTACCTGTCAATCCCCATTCTGCTGAATTTATAAATATAACTAAATAGGGCACTCATGTAGGTTAATAATGGCAAATAGATTCCCATTAGTTGCCAATCCGATTACAAGACAGCTAGAAGAATTAAAAGTTGGGGACAATCTTAACTTTTCTCAAAGTGGTATATACGATGGCACCAGTTCAGGAACTGCTGGTTATATTTTAACTTCTACTGGTTCGTCTATATCGTGGCAGGCACCACTCACAACGGAACAAATTCAAGACATCATTGGTGACATGGTTTCTGTTAATACAGAAACTAATATTTCGGTAACCTACGATGATGCTAATGCTAAATTAAATTTCTCGGTTCCTCTTGCAACAACAAGCATAGCTGGCGTCATTAAACCTGACGGAACAACATTATCAATTTCGTCGTCTGGCGTTTTAACCGTTATTGGTGGCGGGTCACAAGGAGCAACAAACTTAGATGGATTATCAGATGTTCAAATAGGTGGTGTAAGCGTTGGACAAACTTTAAGATATAATGGTAGTCAATTTATCAATGCATCTCTTTCATATAGTGATATATCAAATACACCAACGTTATCTACTGTCGCTACATCTGGGTCATATAATGATTTAACATTCAAACCATCAATTCCATCAACAATTAATGATCTTTCTGATGTAGAAGGAACTCCATCAATTGGGCAAGTTTTGAAATGGAACGGTAGTACTTGGGCACCAGCTGCCGACTTAACTGGTGGGGGTGGCAGTGGAGGAGGGATTAATTTTAGTGATCTTTCTGTCACTACGAATACTGCATCTGGTAGTGGCACATTATTATATGATAATACAAATGGAACTTTTACTTTTACTCCGCCAAATCTTTCAGGATTTTTAACAAGTCAATCTCCTTCTGATTGGAATGCAACGACTGGTTCAACAAGAATCTTAAACAAACCAATTCTTGCTACCGTAGCAACATCTGGGTCATATTCTGATTTGACAGGAACTCCAATTATTCCTGCTGCTCAAGTACCCTCCGATTGGACTGCTACAACAGGGGTAACCAGAATTTTAAACAAACCAACTTTCGCAACCGTTGCTACTTCAGGATCATATGATGATTTAACTAATCGTCCTACGCTTGCTACGGTTGCTACCTCAGGTCAGTATACAGATCTTGCCAATCTACCATCACTAGCATCAGTTGCAATTTCTGCATCATACAATGATCTTGTAAATCTGCCAGTCATTCCTGCTGCTCAAGTACCCTCCGATTGGACTGCTACAACAGGGGTAACCAGAATTTTAAACAAACCTACCCTTGCTACGGTAGCAACATCTGGAAGCTGGTTTGATTTAACAAACAGACCAACATTATCTACAGTTGCAACTTCCGGATCATACAACGATTTAACAAACAGACCAACTTTAACAACTGTTGCAATCACTGGATCATATAATGATCTTACCAATAGACCAACATTAGTTACAGCATTAAGTGCATTAACTGATGTTACTCTCACATCTCTAGTGTCAAACCAAACTATTCGATATAACGGAACTCGTTGGGTTAATGTTACCGATAACTTTATTACTAAATCGGATCTTTCTGTAAACACTGCCAGTGCAGCAGCAAGTGGTTCTTTAACTTACAATAACACTAGTGGTGTGTTTACATTTACACCACCAAATTTAACTAATTATATAACAGGTATTAGTAGTTTTTCTATTGATGCTCTTTCTGATGTTGCAATTGGAACTCCATCAGTCGGGCAAACATTAAAATGGAATGGTTCTAATTGGGTTCCCGCAGATTCAGCTGGCGGAAGAGTAAGCGCCCAAGCATCAACTTCAACAATTGCAAATGGAGTTTCAGAGAATATTACTATTGTTGGATTTAAATCATACGCTTTATTAAAAGTGCAGACATCTGCTGCAGCATGGGTAACAATTTACTCGGATACTGGTAGTAGATTATCGGATGCTTCTCGTTTAGAAAACACAGATCCCTCTCCTGGTTCTGGCGTTATTGCTGAAGTCATTCATGCCGGAGCAACTACAACAAAAATAACACCAGGAACAATAGGATGGAACGATGATTCCAGCCCGAGCACAAATTTATATTTAAAAGTCGTAAATAAAAGTGGTACTAATGTTGCTATTACAGTAACAGTAACTCTCCTACAATTAGAGACGTAAAATGAATTTAGAAAATATTCTCTCTAATAGAAACTCAGAAGAAAATTTGAGTGCAAAATCATGCGAAATAAAAAGACCAACCAACAATTCATATAGAGAATATGTAGTAACATTACATAATTATGAAGATCTTGATCAATTTTACATTGATATGAAGAATGAAACTGGTATTGAATTTATTCCAAACAGATCTGTGCAAAGAACTAATAAAAGACCATTGAGTAGAAATACACACTATATATTAACAAATAATGAAGCAGAAAAATTAAAAAAAGATCCAAGAGTGTTGGATGTAGATCTAACATTAGAAGAGAAAGGAGTAGTTGCAATACCTTTAGGATCAACTACAATAACAAATGGAGTGTTTGCTAGAAAATCATCTAATTTTAACAACACTGATATAAATTGGGGATTGCTTGCACACAGTAATCCAACCGCCGTCTCAATTTTAGATGAAGCAGGAACAGATTATTTAAATACTTTAGGGCAAGCAAATTATTCTACCTGGGGTAGTGATAGAACAGGTAATGCCACTGCTACGGTAACACTGCCTTTTAATGGAGAAAATGTTGATGTTGTTATTATAGATGATGAAATCCCCCCATTGCATCCAGAGTTTGCAGTAAATACAGATGGTTCTGGCGGAAGTAGAGTTAATCAAATTGATTGGTGGTCTTTATATCGCACAGTGGTTCAAGAAATTGATACTGATGTAGTTGATACATCGGTTCCAAACACATACACGTATGGAGATTATGGAGATCACGGAACTCATGTAGCAGGAACTGCGGTTGGAAATAGATTGGGATGGGCTAGAAAAGCAAACATATACAATCTATATGCATACAGTAACATTAAAGTTCCTCTATCATTAATGTATGATTTGCTCCGTGCATTTCATCTAAACAAACCAATCAATCCATTGACAGGAATAAGAAATCCAACTATAACAAATCATAGCTATGGACTTGCTTCCCTCGTTCCTATTACTCAAATAACTCAGTTCAATTATCGAGGGTCTTTAAGAAATGTATCATATACAAATACATCAGCAGATTTAAATTTAATTAAAAGAGATTATGGTTTGTGGGGAGGTCTTTATACAACTTTTGTGTATGGCAATTATCCTACACAATCCTCACAAAATTCAGTATTTGTTCCACACAGAGGAGGAATTAGTGATCAAGTTGATATAGAAGATGCAATAAGAGATGGTTTAATATTCGTAGCAGCTGCTGGAAATTCTGGGGATACAAGTGTAGATTCTTCACACCCCGATTACAATAATCAAATAATTTATAATTACCAAAGTCAAAATTCCTCCCAAACATATGTAGGATTTGTAGATTATTACAAACAAGGAATGAATCCTGCTAATGTTCCTTCTTCTATAACTGTTGGTAATTTAGATTCTGTTGCTGCATTGAAATTAAGTATATCGTCAAATGATAATGATCAAGTGTGGTGTGAGTTTAAAAACAATTCTTCTTCTCACGGAAACACTTGTGATGTATGGGCAGCGGGAACAAATATATTATCATCTGTTTACACTAGTCAAACATTAAAAGATCCCAGAAATACTTTATACTCTCTTGGTGTTTTGACTGGCACAAGTATGGCGTCTCCACAAATCGCTGGCATGATTGCTTGTTTTGCAGAAAGATATCCAAGATTTAAACAAAATGATTTTCTAGAATTACTAAAATATTATGGGTATAATTACCCCAGAGTTTTTTCTGGTGTATATCATAAACACAGTGTAACTAACAACGGAGCTTCAGCATATAACTTCACAGCAAACGCAGATAGATTATTTGAAAAAACTGGTTTAAATCAATCTTTTGATATTCGCATTGGAGAAATTGTAGAGTTTTCTATCAACACTCCAGGGCATCCATTTTGGATTAAAACTACAGCAGTTACTGGAACTGGATCTGCAGTTACTACTGGAATAACTAACAATGGAACACAATCTGGAACAATTATTTGGGATACAACAGGAATGAGTACAGGAATATATTACTATATCTGCCAATTTCATAGTGGTATGCAAGGAACTATTACATTGAGATACTCTCAATTAGATAGAACATATACTGCTCTTGGAGCAAAAACTCAACCATATGCATTATTTCCAACATCAATAAGAAAAACTAATGGATATATAACATCAGATGTATTTGAATCTCCAAGACCTACTTCTGGTTTAACTTTTCCCAGAAAAAGAATTTGGCAAAGATGAAGCATCAATCACAACTGCGAGAGGATTGGAAATAATTCTTTTATAGTAAAATTTAAGTTTATTTGAGAATCTGTCACTGATATAAAAAAG